CAGGGCCTGCATCTCCATGGTGACCCGCTCGGCCTCGCAGTCGGGGCACGTCTCGATCGTCTCGGTGCCACCAGCGACGGCCTCGATCGTGGTCTGCCGCGTGCTCATGCCGTCGCCACCTCGCGCGGGTCCGCGACCGGGTCGGCGGCGGGCTGCTGGACGGTGACGGCCGGCTCGGGTTTGGCGTCGTCGAGGATCTTCTGCCGGTCGGCCTCGTCGAGCACCGGCAGGTGGTAGCGGGTGCGCATGTCCGACTCCAGCCCGGAGTCCGGAGTGAGCGCGCCGCAGGAGACCAGCGCGTTGATGGCGTCGGCGGTCAGCTCGGGCTGGTTCAGGTCGGTGCACAGCAGGCCCGGGACCGGCTCGTCCTCGCCCCAGTTGAGGTCGACCATCTGCACGTTGAGCTTGTTCGCCGGGCCCATGACTTCCTTGGACACCGCGCCCCACGATTTGATGAGCAGCCCGACCGTGGTCTCGCCGAGGCTGCGCGAGCCGTTCGGGGAGGACTCCAGGTTGAGCACGTTGGCGAGCACCATCGTGGCCATCTGCGCGTCGAGGTAGCGGATGAACCCGAGCGTGTCGGGGGCGCTGCCCTTCATGCCGTTGAGGTCGAACGTCCAGCCGGCGGGCAGCCCCACGCCCGCTTGGTCGCCGGCCCGGAACGCCGCGGCGATGTCGGCCGCGCGCTGCGCGTCGGCGGGGGTGGGGTTGGGCCCGGTGTTCACCGACGGGATTCCCATCCCGAAGCGGCGGTTGCTCTGCCCGAGTACGCGCCACATCTCGTGCTTGAGCAGCCACGGCGCGTACGCCTCGCGGAGCATCGAGTTGCCCTGCCAGGCGGCGCCCTCGCGCTCGTGCACGTACCAGGTGGTGTGGTTCGCGGGGATGAGCGTCTTACTGCCGGACTGCTTGAAGCCGACCAGCTCGCCGGTCTGCTCGTTGACCTCGATGTCGGTGATGGTCTGCGGCAGCCGCTCGGAAAGTCCTTGTAGCCGCGACCGCATGGGCGTACCGCCGACGTCGTACCACTGGACGAACGGCGAGTGCCCGTAGATCAGCATGAGCAGCGCGACCCGGAGGTGGTCGTCCCACTGCACCCCGCGCCGTCGGGCCGGGCCGGGCCCGTCATTGTTGCCCGAGATCGGCAGCCCCCATGCGTCGGCGACCAGCTCGACGACCTCGTCCCGGCATCCGGCCGGGTTGATCGCCCAGGACGCCTCGCGCAGCGGCAGGGTGTAGGCGTTGAGGATGGCCTTGATCTGCGGGTCGCGGCGCATCTTGCCGTAGGTCATCACCGACAGCGGGTAGGTGAGGGCGGGCACGGTCTCGTACACGTCCTGCACGAGAGAGCCGTACGTGCCGTCGGTCATGCTGCCGAGCGGGATCCGCGGTGCGCTGCCGAGTGATGCCATGCCTACCCCCTTACGCTGGTGTGATGGAGACGAATGTGTACGTGCTGTCGCTGTGCTGGGACCGTGAGGGCTCCACGGTCATCGGTGCCGGCGTTGACCTGTCGGCCGCGATGGACCTTGCTGAACGGGACGACGGAGCGGAAGGGATCTCCCGCGGCCACGTGGGCGAGTGGAACGTGACCGGTTGGGACGAATGGGATCCGGACTACTCCAAGACCCGCGACTCGGAGGTGTTCCGCTGGAGCCGGTCCGCGCTGGTCGGCATCGAACCGCACGAGTCGCTCTACCAGGAGATCGTGCGGGTACCGCTGACGGGCGAGCTACCGCAGCAGTCCTTCGCGACGGTCAGCTTCGGTCGCGGCGAAGTTGAGCAGCGCATCGCACCGCCAAGTCCGGCCCGCGACGTGTTGGCCGACGTGCAGGAGATCGGGAAGATCTGGGGCGCGCCGTAATCACCAGGCGGCGCGGCTGAGGTCGAGCTCGCCGCGGGTGCCGGTCGCCGACTCGTAGGCGCGCATGAAATCCGCGTTGTCGGCGGCGGACTGCCGGTCGGGCTCGTCCAGGGCGGGCACCGGCGGGCTGATGTGGGCGCTGACGATGCGGGCCGCGTAGGCGAACGTGTCGGCTTGATCGTCGTGGGCGCCTGAGGGGAACTCGGCTAGCTCGTCGAGCCACTCGTCCAGCCAGTCCGGGTCGGCAGGGAACCGGACCGAGTGCGCCTTCAGCAGCTGCGTGGCCGGCAGGGCGCGGGTCACCTTGTCGGTGTCCGGGTCGACGGGGAGAATACGCATCCCTGCCTTGGTCGCGTCGCGGACCAGCGTCGTGCCGATGAACCCGCGCTCCACGTAGATCGTGGGGCAGGCCCAGTAGGCGGCGAGCGGGCGGACGAGATCCCAGTGATCCTCCTCGCCGAGCCTGCCGCGCCGCCGGTCCAGCAGGAACAGCGTCCCGTCGAGCCCGAGCGCCCACACGCTGGCGACCGTCCAGTCCGCCGACGTCTTGGTGCTCGCCGCGAGGTCCATCGTGATGAACCGGGCCATGTCCGCGACGAACAGCCGCGTGTCGTCGACGTTGATACGGCGACCGCCAAGCGGGTCATGGTGGCTGGTGTCCGCGGCCTCGACGTGCCAGAACCGAAAGTCGTCGCGGCGGAACAGGTTGCCCGACGCGGCGACGGGAGTCTGCATGAAGATGGAGTTCCAGACGTACAGCGACCGCTTCGCCTTCAGCTCCAGGTAGTAGCCAGGCCGGCGACCCTGGACACTGATCAGCTCGCCCTGCGGGCTGTACACGCTCGCGCCGTCGCCGCCGCGGACCAGCGGGATGCCCGGATCGCGGACGGCGGGGATGCGGAGCACCTTCCAGGTGTTCGGCTCGTTCTTGAGCAGCCGGCCCGCGAGGTCGTCGGCGTGCCAGCGGGTCATCATGAACACGACCTTGAACCGCGAGGATCCTCGGGTGGAGCCGACCGACTCCCACCAGTCCCACGCCGCATCACGGTAGGTGGGCGACTCGGCCTCAGCGCGGCCACGGACCGGGTCGTCGATGACCAGCAGGTCGATCCGTTCACCGGTCAGACCACCGCCGACACCGACGGACGTGATCATGCCGCCCGCTGCCGTCTCGAATTGGTCGACCGCACGGGAGTCGGGCTGGAGCTCGATCCCCCACTTCGCGCCATGCGCCTCGATCATGCGCCGCAACCAGCGGCCCCAGCGGATCGCCTTGGTCGCCGAATAGGAGACGATGCCGATCTTCAACGTCGGGTCCTGCGCGAGCATCCACAGCGGGAACCAGCACGACGTGCGGGTGGACTTGCCCTCCTGCGGCGGGACGAACACCATCAGCCGGCCGCGGTCCTCCGGTGCCCCGGCGAGGTCGACGAGCGCGGCGTCGATGGCCTGGAGCGCCGGGGTCTGTTTGGTGCTGGGCAGGAGGTCTTGCGCGAGCGCGCCCGGGGTGGGGTAGCGGGCGAGGAAGTCAGCCTTCTCCGTCTGCTCCAGCTGGGCCAGCTTCGATTTCGCCCGGGACAATTTCTCCCTCAAGCGTTCCAGCTCGTCCGGGGTCAAGCTGCTCAAGTCGGGCATCGATGGACGCAAGGAGGCGGTCAACGTCACCCTCCCCGATCTCGAACTTGATGGGCGCCTTGGCTCCGGTCAGGTCCCCGATGTCGGAGATGATCCGCCGGGCCTCGGCGATGTGGGCGGTGGATCCCTTTGTCGCTTGGTCCCAGCATGCGTTCAGCAGGGTTTCAAGCCGATCAAGAGACTCGGCGCGGTAGAGCTCGGCCTCGACGAACATCTCCCGGCGCGAGCGTTCCATGGCCGACTTGATGGCCACGCTGGCCGCGCCGCGGGAGGAGTAGAGGCCGGCCGCCACGATGTCGTCGAGCTTCATGCCCCGGCGCTTCATCTCCAGGGCTTGGCGCTGGTTCCGGGCGGCGGTGTCCATGCGGGGGTAGTTCATCTTGGGCCCCGCCATGTCGCCTCCGAACACACTTCGCCTGTGCCGCATTCTGGCACGGCCGATCAAGAGTTGCCAACCATGGGCATGGAAAAGCCCCCGCCGTAGCGGGGGCCGGTGGCGCGGTGGTCAGGCGGTGACGGTGTTCTTCTCGGTGTAGTGCGGCGAGGCGTACTCGGCGGTGAGCGGGGTCAGCTCGACCGGACCGAACTTGAGCGCCTCCTCGCGGGCCCGGTCCGCGACGTTCTTGAAGTACCCGAGCTCGACGCGCTCGAAGAAGTGGTGGATCTCCCCGTAGGTGTAGAGCACCGTCTCGTCGACGCCGGGGATGGTGGAGCTGAAGACGAACCCGCCGCGCTCGGCGTCTTCGTCGATGCGCACACAGGAGGTCGCGTTGGTCATGGCTGTTCCTATCGCTCGGCCAATAGATCTCCACCTATTTTACGAGGCGAGAGGCACTGTCAGACCTTTCGCGACTGTCGGATCTCGGACTCGGCGAGCCACTGCCGGTGGGCCTTGAAAATCGCATCGACGGGATAGGTCGCCGGCCTGCGACCCTTTCTCGCCCACACCGTCCCCACGGGCTCGACCCCCTGCAGCCGCCGTGCCAGCTCACGCCGTGGCATCGGGGGCGACATAGCTGCCGCCCCCTCCGTCACCGTCATCGCCGCGGTCATACCTCGGTATCAGGGTTCGCACGGGCTTCGATTGCCGCGGCCGCCGCAAGGTTGTTCGCGGCCCGTTCGCGCAGAGACTCGATCTCGTTGAGTTCCCATGGCGACAGCGGCAGGCCGGTGATGCCGACCGCAGCCATGATTTCGCGGATTCTCATGGAGCCGGCGAGACTGTGCGCCGACGACCCGATCGCATCGGCCGCCTTGATCCAACTGAAGGCCTTCGGGACCGGCGTGCTCACGAGCTGACCCGAGCCTGTCGCGGGAAGCTGAAGCCGGCACGGTGCTGCTCGTGCATCATCGTCACGGCCGCGAAGTCGTACGCCTCGGACCACGCCGCGGTGTACTCCGAGGCCCAGGCCGAGCCGGCCGTGTCGGCCAGGGTCGCGAACAGGGCGGCCTTCACGGCGGCGTACTCGTCGAACGTGGCGCCGAGAACCCTGCCGTCCGGGCGGTGAAACGCGGCGTGCGAGCGACCGAACGCCCGGAGCGCGGTGTCGAGCTTGCCCATCTTCTCGTCGCTGTCGGTGTCGTAGAGGTCGGCCAGCGCGATCAGGGCGCCGAGCAGCTTGTCCCGCTGCCGAGCGCCACGGGTGGGCGCCGGGCGGAGAGCACTGCCGTCGCTGACCACCTCGGGCCGTCCGGGGGCGGCGGCGGTCAGCAGGTCGGGCGGGAACAGTGCGGCGAGGTCGGGGGCGGCGGTCAGCAGGCGGCTGTAGAACTCGCGGACCAGGCCGTCGCCGTCGGTGACCAGCGCCAGGGACTCCTTGAGAAGGTCGTTGGTACTCATGATCAGATACCCCGTCCCACGGCACTCGCCGCATTCGACCTTGTGGCCCAGCACGATCGACGGCTCGGGCAGCGCGTGCACCCCGGAGTCCTCGACCGCGCGCCGCTGCTCACTCTCGACCCGCCCGCGATCGCCGCCGCTCATCGCCTTGGCCATGTCCGAACCCGGCGAGGCCGACACCGGCCACGCGGTCCGGTCGGCGCCATCCTCGCGCCGCAGCCTCTCGGTGGTCGGGCCGTCCGGTTCCAGCGGCATCGGCAGGCTTACGTCGCTCGGCCTGGTCTCGTCCATGTCTCGTCTCCCGAAGAATTTCATTGCCCGGTCAATTCCTTCCGCCAGCGCCGCGACCAGCGCGCCGCGTGCCCGAGGTCAGCGTAGACCGGGACACCCGCGACCTTGGGCACACCCGCGCTGGTCCACAGCTTGTAGCGCTCGGCGTAGACCTGGTTCATGAACCCGAGGCCGTAGGTCAGCCACCCCTTGTAGGCGATCACGCGGACCGGACCGGAGTAGCCGGCCCAGACGTTGCGCGGCAAGGTGTCGATGACGTCGCGGGTGGTGGCGAACGGGGAGACGATCGCGAGCGCCTCGATCTCGTCCAGCAGGGCGTGCACCTGACCGTGGGCGTTCGCGCACAGCTGGACGGTGGGCCACCCGCGGCCGCCGCGGGCCACGGGCCGGACGTGATGGTATTCGATCGGCACGGCGTCGTCGTGGTCGGCGTGAGCGAGGCAGACCCGGCCCAACGTCACGGCCACACCAGCGAGAGCAGATAGACGACCAGCGCGACCGTCAGCCCCACCATGACGATGACGCCGATCAATGCCGCGCAGCCGAGCAGAACCGTACCGAGTATCCGCAGGTAGCGCCCCATATCACGGACGCTACGCGGTGAAGGTTGATCGTGCATTGCAGCCTGGATAAGTCACCCGCGAGGGGGTTGACAAACCGCAGCAGACCGGGGCGGACCCGATTACTCAATTCTCGGATACGCTGAGAATGGCCCGAGGAATCGAGCCACTGGCCTGACGCGCGTTCCTGAGCGACCAGGGAGCCGAGGTGGGAAACCCGGCAAGGACGGCAGGCAATCGTCGTCGCGATCCCCGGGCCGGCCTACCCGTTCTCGTGCGCGGCCTTGGCCGATCCGGTGCCGCCGCCCCACTCGGCGTGCGCGGCGATGAACGCGGAGATCGTGTCGTTCAGGCACTCGCCGGTGTCCAGGGCATAGAGGCTGCCGACGTAGCGGACGAACGAGCGGCGCTGACCCGACTCGACGCTCTTGACCTGGACGGTCTTCAGCAGGAACGGCCAGCGCTGCCGATGCGCAGTCGCCCGCTCGACCACTTCGTCCAGCACGAGCGCGGTGAACCGGGCGACCTCGGGCCCGCCGTTGTCGTGCCGCTCGGGGGCGAAGACGCCCTCAAGCCGGATCGCTTCCTCCTGGTGGCCGCCGAGCCCCTGGTCGATCACCATGAGCACCGTGTCGCCGTCGTCCTTGTCGGTGCGGGGTTTGTCGGACAGCCGGGCCCGATACGGCGGGAAGTCCCACGCCCACCCGCCGGTCGGGTTCCACGCCCACATCAGTCCTCATCCCCATCGCCGCTCGGATTCCGAATTGCCGTGCCGAACACGAACACGTACGTGACCGCAGCCATGGCCCGGGACTCGTCCTCGGTGTAGCCGAGCGAGAGGAAGTGTGAACGCTGGCCGGCGAGCCACTCGTGCATGGGGGTTATCGTCTCGTTGAGACTGATCAGGGTCGAACGGAGCGCGGTCTGGGAATCCTCGGTCACGAGTGCCTCCATGCCGGCTGCGTCGCCTTCAGGTGCTCGGCCAGCTGCCGGGCCTGCCACTCGTACATGCGTCCGCCGAGCACCCACTCCATCCCCGGTTCGCGCACGATCACGGTCCACGCCGGCGTTGCGTCTGCGGGGAGCGTGATGTCCACCGCCTCGTACTCGGTCACCGTACGTTCCTTCCGATCACGTGCAGCAGCAGGACGACCAGCACGGCCGCCAGCAGGGTCAGTACGGCGATCGTCCGCCACGGCATCAGCAGCCGCCCATGGTCAGCAAAACCACCGCGAGCAGCGCGCCGCCGAAGACGGGCATCGAGTGCCGCTCGAACCAGTTGCCGGTCACCACGGCCTCAGTCCGAGGTCCGCTGCGTGCTCGCAGTACACCCAGCCGTCGTGCCCGTCGTAGCACTCGCAGTAGGGCTGCGCGAGGTGGGCGATGAATCCGGGCTTCCACCCCATCCGCTCCTCGGCAGCGGCCACGGCCGCCGACAGGCCCAGGCCGACGAACTTCTCGGCGCGCACCGCCGCGCGATCCGCGGCGAGCTTGCGCATGGTCTCGGCGTGCTCTTCGGGGCTTACCGACCGGCGGCGATCGAACAGGTCGCCAAGATCAGGCATGCTCGATATGAGCGCACTGGACACCCGGATCGTCACGGCGTACTTCTCCACCTTCACCTCTCGGTCCTCCATTCCCGCACCCCCGCCAACGGGATCGACGCGACGTGCTCGCGCTCCAGGTCGGTGCCGTCCGTGTTCGGCAGGGCAGGGCCGAACAGCTCCAGCACGACCCCGCCTTTCACGTCGGCGTAACGAATGTGATCAGCCGAGTATGTGCGGATCACGCCGTCGGCCCAGTCGACAACCACGGTGGCCATCAGCAGATCTCCCCGACGCACTCGGTCACGATCGGGTTAGGGGCCGGCTCGGTCGCGTCGTCGAGGGCGTTGGCGAACTCGGCCAGGAAGGACAGAGCCAGGATGCCAAGCACGCTGAAGACCGTCAGCCAGATGATCAGCGCCACCTCGCGCACGGCCAGCAGTACCCGCATCAGGCGGGACGGATAGGGGCCCAGGTCAGCGCTCGTACGCGCTTCCAGGCGGGCAAATTCGGCCATCGTGTCTCCTAGAACGCCAGGGTGGTGTCGTCGCCGAAGATCAGGCGCGCCTCGCCCGTCATCCGGCCCGGCTCCATCCTCGCACGTGTCGGCCGCCCGTCA